GAAGACGCCCAAGGGAGACAAGCGAACGACGCTGCGCTGCTGGTATGTCCCTGCGTTTGATGAAGAAGAGATAGAACTACCAGTGAAGGAGATCGTAAATGACATCCCATTCTAACCGACTGCTGCGCGTGGGGGAAGTTGCAGACCTGTTGGGTGTGTCGAAGTCCTACGTCTACAAGCTGTCGCAAACTACGCCTAGCTTCCCAAAGCCAATCATTCTTGGGGACGAGAGCAACAGGCGGTCATCGAGCCGCTGGGTTCTTGCTGAGATCGAGGATTGGGTAAACACCAGACCGAGAGGGAAAGAGTATGATACCGAAGGCTAAACTTATTCTGGGTCCACCAGGCTGCGGCAAGACCACACGTTTGATAGCCGAGATCCGAGATGCGTTGGCGCAAGGAGCGCACCCCTCTCGTATCGGGGTTATCTCATTTACACGCAAGGCCATCGAGGAGATGGTGACCCGTGCCTGCGCTGAGTTCAACCTGGACCCCAAGGACTTTCCTTACATGCGCACGAGCCATTCGTTTGGGTTCCGTGGGCTGGGGCTACAGCCACAAGATATCATGAACAAAGAGGACTACGAGAACGTGGGCCGAGAGATTGGGCTGACGTTTGAGGGAAACATGTCCAACGCACTGGAGGATGGGATGCCGTTGATCACGATTGGTGGATCGGGGGCCAAGTACCTACAGATGATTGACCGTGCAAGGCTGCGGATGGTGGATTTCCAACGAGAGTTCAACGACGAGGGGGACTGGAACATGTTCTTCCCCAAGCTGGAGCAGTTGGCTGGACAGCTTGAGGAATACAAACGCGCGGCGAACAAGTACGACTACGTCGACATGATCGAGAAGTACATCGAGATCGGGGAAACCCCTGCCCTGGACTACCTGTTTATTGACGAAGCCCAGGACTTCACCCCGTTGCAGTGGGAGATGGCAAAGAAAATCGCTGCCGCATCTGACCAAGTCTTTATTGCTGGCGACGACGACCAAGCGATCCACCGTTGGACAGGCGTGGATGTTGAGCTGTTTAACAAATGTTCTAACAACATTGAGGTGCTGGACCAGTCGTATCGAATCCCTGCTGCGGTGCACAGGTTGGCTGTTGGTATATCAGATCGTATACACGAGAGACACGAGAAGGTGTTCGAACCACGGGAAGAAGAGGGCAACGTCGAGTGGGTAAACTACTTGGATGAAGTGCCGTTGGACCACGGGTCGTGGACCATCATGGCTCGGACCAATGGGTACGTCCATGACCTAGCGCAGCAGGTTAAGAACATGGGTTTCAAGTATTCGATCAAGGGCCGCTCGAGTATCGACGAGACTCTGGTCGCGAACATATATACGTGGACAGACCTATGCGCTGGACAGGCGGTAGCACTGCAACGGATCAAGCAGTTTTATTCGTCTGTGCCCAAGCAGGGACAGAACGCTGTGGTCAAACGTGGATCGACCCAGTTGCTGGAAACGTTGGCCCCTGATGCAGAAGTTAACATGGAAGAGTTGACAGTTAACTTTGGCCTGTTGGCTGGGGCCGAGCAAAGCGCATACGAGGTGCTGCGGGTTAGTACTTCTGTCCAAGATTACATCGACGCCATGGAGCGGAGGGGTGACGATCTGCTATCCGAACCACGGATCAAGCTGTCGACATTCCATGCTATGAAGGGCGGGGAGGATGACAACTGCGTGGTGTGGCTTGCGTCAACCAAGGCAGCGACAGAAAGCATTTACCCAGACGATGAACACCGTGCGTTTTATGTCGGTGTGACCAGAGCAAGAGATCAGCTATACATATTACAGAGCAATAATAAATACAGGTACACGATATGAAAAGAGATGACGTTCTAAACATCGCCATGGACTTGATCAACGGAACGAGGGCCGAGGACTATGGTGATGCGCACGAGAACCACGCGCGGATAGCAGAAGGTTGGAACCTAATCCTGAAGGGGGCTTTGAACAGCCACGGGTATCTGACACCAGCCCACGTCGCACTGATGATGGACTGGGTAAAAACGAGCAGGCTAATCGAAACGATAGACCACATGGATTCATGGGTCGACAAGGCGGGATACACTGCCTTGGGTGCAGAGTTCGTGACGCTAGAAAAAAGATCCATTGAGGAAGTTATTCGAGATGCAAAAGAATCTATTCGGAAGTGATCTGCACCACCAGATCAAGAACGAGCTGGATCTGATCGATCAGGACTGGAACATCCCACCTGAGTACCCTGACCTGACAGGCTACTCAGAGGTGGCTGTCGATCTTGAAACCTACGATCCAAACATCAAGACCCTTGGTCCTGGGTGGGCACGGAAGGATGGGCACATCATCGGGATTGCCGTGGCTGCGGGTGAATACCAGGGGTACTTCCCCATGCGGCACGAGAATGCGCACAACCTCGATCCCAAGTTCACGCTGCGCTGGATCAAAAAGCAGCTCTCTGTGCCTGACATGAACGTGATTATGCACAACGCCACCTACGATGCTGGCTGGCTACGGGCCGAGGGCGTGGAGATCAAGGGTCGTATCATCGACACCATGATTACTGGCGCACTGGTGGACGAGAACCGTTGGTCCTTTGGCCTCGATGCGATGGCTCGGGACTTCGTTGCGCTACGCAAGAACGAACGCCTGCTGCAAGCTGCGGCAAAGGAGTGGGGCGTCGATCCCAAAGCAGAGATGTACAAGCTGCCGCCCAAGTATGTGGGTGCCTATGCGGAACAGGATGCCGTTGCGACACTCAAGCTATGGCAAGCCTTGAAGGTGCAGCTCGAGGAGCAAGAGCTGTGGCACATCTGGGATATCGAAACGGCCTTGATCCCATGTATGTTGGACATGCGCAGCAACGGTGTACGCGTGGACCTCGACAAAGCGGAGCAGAACAAGAAGCTGCTGCGGGAACAAGCTGCTTACTTGCGCAAGTACATCGAAGGCGAAGCAGGCATGGAGGTGGACATCTGGGCTTCGGCCTCGATCCAAAAGATGTTCGACAAGATGGGTATGGAATACCTTACCACGGAGAAGGGTGCGCCGTCGTTTACCAAGTCGTTCCTGAACAACCACCCTGCCAAGATATGTCAGGCTCTGGTTAAGCTGCGTGAGTTTGACAAGGCAGACGCCACGTTTATTGACAGCATCCTACGCCACGAGCACAAGGGTCGCATCCACACAGAGCTGCACTCCACACGTCGGGACGAAGGGGGCACGGTAACGGGGCGGTTCTCGTCATCGAACCCGAACCTCCAGCAAATTCCAGCGCGGGACCCAGACATCAAGCGCATGATCCGTGGTCTGTTCATACCAGAAGATGGATGCCAGTGGGGATCGTTCGACTACTCGAGCCAAGAACCGAGGCTCTTGGTGCACTTTGCGGCAAGCATACCAACAGCGCTGCGCAGTGCCGTGGTTGATAACATCGTGGATGAGTTTAACACAGGGGACGTGGACCTGCACCAGATGGTCGCTGACCTAGCAGGCATCACGCGTAAGCAGGCTAAGACGGTGAACCTGGGGATCATGTATGGCATGGGCGTGGCAAAGCTGTCCGACCAACTTGGGATTCCAGAGGAGGACGCCAAGGAACTGATCATTCGGCACCGCAACAAGGTTCCGTTTGTTAAGCAGCTTGCTGATATGGCAACCCAGCAGGCCACAAAGAACGGACAGATCCGTACACTGCTTGGGCGCAAATGCCGCTTCCCACTGTGGGAGCCAATGCAGTTTGGCGTAGGCAAGCCTTTGCCTCATGACGAGGCACAAAAGGAATACGGCAAGCAGATCAAAAGAGCGTTTACTTACAAGGCCTTAAACAGATTGATCCAAGGATCGGCGGCAGACCAAACAAAAAAAGCTATGCTTGACTGCTATAAAGAGGGACTTACTCCTATGCTCACGGTTCATGATGAGTTATGCTTTAACATAGAGAGCCAAGAGCAGGCTGACAAAATAAAGGAGATCATGGAGACTGGAGTACCGCTCAAGGTTCCCTCAAAGATTGACGTAGCCATCAAAGACGATTGGGGAGAAATAGAATGATCGATCCGAATATTGGTAAAGCACTTGGGCTAAAGCAAATGCATCCAGTGCAGGTCGAAACTCTTATGGAGTTCGTAGGCGTAGCCATCAATCTTGCCACCCTAACCAACGACAAAGAAGTCATCGAAGAGACGGAAGCCTTTGCCGACGAACTCGTTAGAATGTTTGGGGGCAACGGAGTACGCGTCGTTATCGACGTTGAGTACTAGCAATCTCCATGTTACGGGCGACGTCTATTGGATTGTCGCCCAACAAAGACGGCGACACCGCTGCGGTGCGCGTTGGTGCGGCAGCAGCAGGTAGCTGAAGAGAACCTTCTTGTTGTAACGGCGGTAGGATTTCGTACAACGGTTCTTCCTTGGGTGGCAAGATTTCGTACAACGGTTCTTCTTGTACCACAGGAGCATCGAACCGACGTCCACGCTGCCCTGAAATAATCCCACGGATCTCGCCTCGAGGCAGCTCACCGATTGTACCATTCCGACGCATGTCCTTGAGCACAGCATCGCTGACTTCCAACGGACGGTATGTGTCTCTGAGCAATTCGTTTACGCCACTGACCCCTGCTTGTTTCAGGATCCGACGCATCTCGTTGCGGCTCATGCCAAAGGTTTCCACGTCACGCAGCACCTGGTTAAACTCGCGGAAGGCACGGAACCGTGCTTCGTTGGCGTCGTTGTATGCTTCGACTAACTGTTCGCGTGTGACGTTTTGGCGTCGAGCAATAGAGTTGAATATGTTTGATGCGTCCTGACGGGCACGAGCAAACTCATAACCTTTGTACTTCAGGGAGTCTGAGGCTTGCGAGTCCGACTCTGTGATACCAGAGAATGCACGAGCAAGTTCCTGTGACAGGTCACGCTCACGACCCATGCGGTCTTGTTC